TGGTTTGGCACAGGATATAACGGATGGGGCCAATTGGGATTAGGTGATAATAGCGACAGAAATGTACTCACACCACTCACAGGCAATTGGTCACAGATGGTTTGTGGGGCGAATCAAACCATGGCACAGAGTGCAGATACTACCAAGTGGTTTGGCACAGGGCGTAATACTTTTGGTCAATTGGGGTTAGGAGATAATAGCAATAGAAATGCACTCACACCACTCACAGGCAATTGGTATCAGATGGCTTGCGGTAGTGCACACACCATGGCCATGAGCGCCACCACACTCCAGACCACTTTAACCGCTGTAACTGCTGTGTACACAACATATGTGGTGTCTCCAACTGCTCTGAGTGTGACTGTGATTCGCTTCACAAGTGATGGCAGCAAGTTGTATGGTAAACCAACATTTTATTATTATCAAAGAGACACAATTTGGACGTATTTTGCAGGCCCAGGCCTGATCTTCACACCCAGTCCGGCTGAATTCTATATCAATGATTACTTCATACCCATCAATGGACTCACAGTTGCAGGGGTAGTGGTTCCAGCACAAGGGTATTCTGATGGTGGTGGCATAACTGTAGTAGAAGGGCTTCCATCCTAAATAATAACATATGATGTCATGTAGCAATGTGGAACCAGTGAGTGCTTTTTATAGCACCAATCTTCAATCCAAAATTGAAAGTTACGACAGATTGGGTGCACGCATTTGTCGTGCCCTTGGTGCACCATTGATCAACATTGAAATTCATGCAGATCAATTGAATGAGTTCATCAGCATTGCTTGTGAAATGTACACAAAGTTTGCAGGATACACACAAGAGTATCTGGTGTTTGATAGCAAGCTATATGAACCAGGTTCAGGTTTGCGACTGGATGTTCTTTTCAGTCTAACAAAAGATTTTAATTTCAGAGCCAAGTTTGAGAATGTTTCCAATGATATCAAGGCACTGTACAACGTTGGAAGAATGGTCATTGGTGATCCAAAAAATCCATATCTGTACCAAGTGTTTGATCAAGACAAGCCCAAAGAACTGGAGCTATTGAACAGTTACGATTATTTGATTGATAGTTATCGCAAGGTGACAGATGTGTTGGATTTTGAAGAAGGAAGTTCAGATGGCATCAACACACTGTTCACAATTGAACAATCTTTGGCACAACAAACTTATTTCAGCTACTCTCTGGGCAATTATGGATTTGATTTGATCAGTTGGTACACATTGAAAAATTGGCTTGATACCCGTGAAAAGGTTTTAGCATTGCGTCGTGATGTGCGCTTTGATCCACGCACACAATACATGCAGATGTTCCCTGAACCCCGCAACACACATTTCTATGGCATTGTGACTTGCTATGTGGAAAGACCTCTAACAGACATCATCAAAGAGCAGTGGGTGTATCAATATGCACTTGCATTGACCAAAATAGCCATTGGCACAGTTCGTGGCAAATATCAAGGCACACAATTGTTTGGTGGTGGCATCATAAATGCTGCAATTCTGGAGGATGGCAAAGCAGAGCGAACAGAATTGGAGAGAAAATTGTATGAGAGTGCCCCAGGATTTGGGGATGCAGCACCACCAGAATTCTTTGTAGGTTAACTTGAAACTCACCGTTAAAAATACCAAGTATGTGCAAGGCATCTTCAAGCCCACACACATGGAAAAATACAAAGGTCATGATTTGCCCAGGTATCTGAGCAGTTGGGAATTAAAATTGTTTCGCTGGTGTGACATGAATCCCAATGTGTTGGAATGGGGCAGTGAATCCATTGTTATTCCATATGAAAGCCCCATTGACAGAAAAGTGCACAGATACATTGTGGATGCAGTGGTGAAACTCAAAACTGCCACCGGCATAAAGAAATATCTCATAGAGGTGAAGCCCTACAAACAGACCATAAAACCAGAGCAAACCCCTGGCAAACACAAGAAGACGTTGCTTTATGAGCAATTGACCTATATACAGAATCAGGCGAAATGGGAAGCGGCTAAATTTTATGCAAAGAAATATGGCTTCGAATTCACCATTTTAACTGAAAAAGAACTCAGGAAATAAGTGAAATCTGATATAAATAATAATATGGCCTTACGCTTATTAGTTGAAACACCAGCACCTGAAGACCAATATGAATACGTGGTCGAAGAAAAAAGTGGCAATCAACCCAGCACCATGTACATCAAAGGTCCATACATGCAGTGCGAAGAAGTTAACAAGAATAAAAGGGTCTATGATTCTGGTGAAATGGACAAAGAAGTTAACCGTTACATCAATGAAATGGTGAGAACAAACCGCTCCATGGGCGAATTGAACCACCCCACACAGGCTGAAGTTAACCTGGAGCGTGCCTGTCATTTGGTGACTGAACTCAACCGCAGTGGCAATGTTTATTATGGCAAATCCAAAGTGCTCACCACACCCATGGGACAGATTGTTAGAAGCTTGATCAATGATGGTGTGCGTGTGGGCATGAGTTCACGTGCCCTGGGAAAACTGGAAGAGTGTGGCAATGGTGTGAACCGTGTCAAGGACTTTCGTTTGGTTGCAGTGGATTGTGTTGCTGATCCAAGTTTTCCCAAAGCTTTCGTCAATGGCATTCTTGAATCCAAGCAATTTGTAGTAACACAAGATGGTCACTACGAAGAATATTATGATTCATTTTCCGACAGACTTCGCAACCTGCCTCGCAGAGATGTTGAAGGTTATCTCAAAGAACAAATTTTAGAGTTCTTTGGCAAGATCAGCAAAGTGCTCTAATGAATATCTCCCAACCATTCACACCTGCTGTTATTTCGGTTGGTTCAACCCAACAAAAGCCTGAATTGGCTGCCCAACTGGCCATGAAGTCACAGAAGAAAATGAAACCTGCCATGGTTGTTGCAAAAGATGAAGAATGCTATGAAGATGAAACAGGTTATGTCAACATGTGCAAAAAATGTCGTAAAGATTCACAGAATTTCGTAGGCGCGCACTATAAATATAACAGTATGCAAGAGAGAGTTAATATTGTCAACTTTTTAAAGTTTTTGAACGAGAAAAATTATGCTGAGGCGCATAAATATTTAAAGAAAGTTATGGAAATGAAATTAGCTAAGCGCATTGCACTAAATAAAAATGTGAGGTTATTTTAATTTATGACAAAAGACATCAAAACTATTCTAAAAGAAGCAACACAAGATCTTCTCTCTGAGGAAGTTCTTAAGGAAATCGAAGCAGCATTTAATTCTGCTATTTCTGAAAAAGTGCAACTTCACGTTACAAAAGCTCTTACCGAACAAGATGAAGATTACAGCAGCAAGCTAGAGCATCTTCTGGAAACCATCGATGCAGATCACACATCCAAGCTCGAAAAAGTTGTTGAAGCCATTGATGCTAACCACACAGAGAAATTAAAAGCTCTTGTGGAGAAGTATAGCAACGCTCTCAGCAAAGAAGCCAAAGCTTTCAAAGACAGCACCATTGATAATATTAGCACATACCTTGAAGCGTACATCGACGAGACATTGCCTGCTAATGAAATCAAAGATGCAGTTAAGAATCGCAGAGCCCTCGAGGTTCTCGATCAACTAAGATCCATTTTGGGCGTTGATGCCGCCCTAGCGAAAGAAAGTGTTCGCGAAGCCATCGTAGATGGAAAGCGTCAATTACAAGAAGCTTCTGAGAAGCTTGAAGCCGCTAACAAAGAGTTAGCTCAGGTTAAGGCACAACTCGCCACGCGTAATGCGGAACTTACACTCGAAAAGAAGACTGTAGGTTTATCCGCTCGCAAGAAAGAGTATGTGAACAAGGTGATGAAGACCAAGAGTAGCGAATTCATTACTGAGAACATTGATTATGCCTTGAGCTTATTCGACAAGACAGAAAAAGAGCGGCTTCAAAATATTAAAGAGGAAGCGGTGCAAGATGCAGCTGCAACACAAGTGGATCGTCCAGTAATGGAAGAGACAGAAGTTGTTGCTGAATCAGTCACCAACCCTTACCTCAAAGAACTTTCTAAGTACTAATTAGTACTAGTAAAGAAGTTAAAGAGGCGCAAGCCTGATTTATATTGTAGATTTTATATATTCTACAGGTCGAAAATAAAGGAGAACTAATAATTATGAAATCAATCAGACCTACACAGTCTTACATTGATGAGTCTCGCGCACAAGCGTTGCTCGAAAAGTGGAAACCAGTTTTGGATTACACTTCGGCCAACGTTAAGGCTATCGAAGATGATCATACTCGCTTGAACACAGCCATGCTCTTGGAAAACCAAGAAGCTTGGTGCGTCACCGAGGCTAATCAATCTGGTAGCACGGGTTCTGTCTTCGGCTCCAACGCCACAGGTCAGTATGGGAATCAAATTCCCAATAGCTCACCTCAAGGTGATTGGTATGCTCAAGGCGATGCTCGTTTGCCTAAGATTCTCATTCCAATGATTCGTAGAACGTTCCCCGAGTTAATCACCAATGAAATTGTAGGCGTACAGCCCATGGGTGGACCAGTTGGTCTAGCCTTTGCTTTACGTTACAAGTATTCTCCATATCAGCTTGGCAACGATGGCATCGATGGTTCCGGCACAAATGCTGGCAATCTTCTTGCCAATCCCCAACAAGCATCGCTTAACAAGGAGCTTGGTTACCAATACCTCGACACCCGCTACACTGGTACATCCAGCACCACCCTAACCGGTGGCGCCCCTGGGACAGACGCCGCAAGCCTCTTCCCTTGGATCAACCAGGATAACGGTGTGGCTCAACTTCTCAGTCAGTTCGAATTGACGGGCAAAATCCCTCAGATCGAAGTCAGCTTTGAAAAGACAGCCGTCGAAGCCGGTACCCGCAGACTCGCTGCTCGCTGGTCGGTAGAACTCGAACAGGATCTTAAGAACATGAACGGTATCGATATCGATACTGAGCTCACCAACGCTATGTCGTATGAGCTACAGGCCGAAATCGACCGTGAAATGATCGCTCGCATGATCCAAGTCTCACTCAACGCTGGTGCTGGCACAGGATACTCCGTATGGAGCCCTGCTTCCGCAGACGGCCGTTGGTTGGTAGAGCGCAATCGCGATTTCTATCAGAGACTCATCATCGAGGCTAACAGAATTGCTGTTCGCAATCGTCGTGGTGCTGCCAACTTTATTGTTGCCACACCTCGCGTTTGCGCGATCCTCGAGATGCTTCCTGAGTTTCAATGGGTGCCGGTCCAAGGCAATGTCAACACTCAACCTGTTGGCGTAGCTAAGGTTGGTAACCTTGGTGGCAGATTCAACGTTTACCGTGATACACGTACAGAGGCCCAATATGAGGGTGGCTTACGTTCCGGTTACCGCGTTGAGTACGCTCTACTCGGATACAAAGGTCCGGAGTTTTATGACACTGGTATCATCTATTGCCCTTACATTCCTGTAATGGTACAGAGAACCATTGGTCCTAATGACTTCTCGCCACGCGTTGGCTTGCTAACTCGTTACGGCGTTGTTGACAATATCTTCGGTGCTAATCTATATTACCACACGATTCTATTGTCCGGACTTGGTCAAGCGTTCACACCTGCAAGTGCTTCAGTTTATTTCTAAAGCATTTGTTGGTAGCGAATAAGAAAAAATTCCCGGTACGTCCCGGTTTAAAAAGAGGCCCGAAAGGGCCTCTTTTTTTGGTCAAAAATATATAAATAATACATATGGCCATTATACCAGTGTCTGCTTTGAAGGATGCATTTGCAGATGGAGATACACCTGACTCAAATGATTTTATTAATTTAATTGATACAACATGTGCTCTGCCTTCTGCAACCAATGGTAACATTGGATCTACCTACACAACAAACTTAACTCTCGTACAAGGCATGACCGGGATCCATGTGGTAATAAACGGTTGCACCTATTATCTTCCTGTATTTACAACCTATGCAGCTCCAGATCAAGCAGCTTACACAGCTACTGTAAAACAGACGTATCCAAATGCAGTTTTAGCAGAAACTGTGGGTGCAAGATGTGCCACATTCATACAGAGCGTTTGCGGATATGCGCCAGGTGATGTTGTCACAGCAGCCTGCATATGTTCAGATGATAAAAATGCTCCCATCTTCCCCAACAATACATTTGGTCAATACCCCACATCATTGCAACAATTTTCTGGACCATTTTTTGCTGGTGGCATTGGTGGTTATCCCTTCCCAGGCATTGTGGGTCTGTTTGCATGGATGAGCCATGTGACCACACCAGGTGCATTGTTTATCTATGTGCATCCCCACATTGGCATTACTCAGAGTGGACAAGTGGGATTCATGAAGCGCAGAGGGCAGCAGGGCAATCTGTCTCAAACTTGTGGTGCAGTTAATGCAGCACAAGCCAGAATTGTTGGTACACTGAGTGCAACAGCACCTGTATTTCCAAGTGCAGAATTCACCATCAATGATTTTCAACAATTCACTCTGGTGAATGCACTTTATTCCAACCGAACCACCCGCAATGCATTGACAGCTGCTGCTCCTTTGCAAGGTGGCACATATGGACAGAGAATGAAGATAGCTACTGATGCTATTCTGGTTGCGGCATTGAGTGCAGTGGAAACAATTTTGCCCATATCTTATGGTGCTTTCTTCCAGGGTGAAAACACAGTGGATGTGTTTGTGCATGCAGGCACATTCATCAATGTGGACGATGGGTACAGTGCTTACATAGACACTATTGCATTCAAGAAATACAATCCAGTCACACAGACATTCACCACCCTCACCAGCGCTTTCACAGCAGCTTTTGCCTAGTCCGCATAATCTAGATCCCCAGCAGTAGCAGATTGTATGTATTAAGCTAAATTATTGTATTGAAATTCAAAGATATATTTGTATTTGAAAAGCGATTGGCAGAGTTCACTGGTGCACCATTTGCTGTTTCCACATGTTGTTGTACACATGCATTGGAACTATGCTTCCGTGTTCTTAAGCCTAGCTATGTGGAGTTTTCATGTCGCACCTACATGGGAATTATTATGATGCTCAAAAATTTACATGTTCCCTTTCGCATGATTAACGATCAATGGCAGGGTGAATATAATTTTCGCAATAGTCCCATATGGGACTGTGCCAGGAAGCTTGTACCCAATATGTATGTGCCAGGATCTTACAAATGTGTTAGTTTTGGTGAAAACAAACCTCTTGATCTGGGTCGAGGAGGTGCAATTCTTCTGGACAACGAACAGCATTACAAACTCTTAACAATGCTGAAATTTGATGGCAAAGATGTAAAATATGAGCCATGGATAGATCAACAATATTTTGATGTGGGGTATCATTACAAGATGAATAACCGTGAATGCATTATTGGTTTAGATAAGCTCAATGAATTCATAGCCAAAGGTGACTTCTCTTATTCCCATACACCATATAGAGACTGTCGTAGAATGATAGTCAAGGGCATGCCACTGTTTACATGAAGATAGATTACGTATTTTCATTTGCTAGCCATTTTTATAAAGAGCTTTACAAGCAGCATTTTGATTGCGCTCTTATTAATCCGCGCAATATTCATGAGTTACAGTCTGTGGATACAGCAAAGAATATTATATTTTTATTTGGAGACCCATACACTCTCAACTATATCAATAGGAGCAATCTCTCTGGCAAGAATATAATGTTTTTAAGACGGCATGAGTTCTATGAAAATAATTTTGAATTGCTTCAAAAAAACCGTGTCAAGATTCAGCATTTTTTTACTTTGAATTCTTTCTTTCAAAAGAAATTAAGAGACTCACATGGCATTGAGTCTACCATAGAGAAAAATTATCTGGATGAACAGTTGTGGACATATAAAGAAAGAGGGCACGGCAAAGAGATTGCTTGGGTGGGTGAATTTCAGCAACGCAAATCACCAGATTATCTGAGTGAATTATTGTCTTGTCTGCCAGATTATAACATCCATTGTGCCATTTCACCAGGGCCCTCAAAACAACTGTATGTAGATTTTCTACAAAATCATAACTATAACAATCTATTTCTGTATGATGATATCAATACTCAAGAAAAAATGAACAAATGGTTAGATGATAAAAATTACCTGGTAACCACATCCATATCAGAAGGCTTGCCTAATAATGTCCTGGAGGCTTTGGCCAAAGGTATTAAGCCCATAGTAAGAGATTATCCTGGAAATGTATTCAATGAATTTACATACAGGAATATTTCTCAATTAAAATTACACTTATCCAGTGAATATAGTTCACCACAATATCGGCACATAATTGAAGAAAATTATGGATTGAAGCATTTTCTAGACTTCAGAGACAAGGTTATTAAGCTCTGATGAAGGACTTCTGTATCTTCATGTCAAAGAGGTGGGGGCATGTAGTTTTGGGGCATACCATGGGTGAATCAAATAGTTTGATTCTTAAATTTGGATTTTCTTGAAGATTTCCAAAATACCTCTGGCTACAACAAGCACCCCAGACGGAGCCGTTCTCTTTGATGTTGAGGGCATTTTTACCTGCGTTACAGAAAATTCCTATAAAGTTATGAAAGTTATTTGCTAATATTTCCTGGCCATCGAATGGGGTCTTTCTGCCATCAAAATACTCGACCTCTATTCTATCATTTTCAAAGTTATATTTCCTATTGGACGGATTGTGCTTGATGAAATCTATTTGCCCTTGATTGTAGAGCGGGGTAAAGTGTTTTTTGTAATTGTTCACATCAAGAACTCCTTTATTATTGACAGTGATACCGTCCATTTTGAAGAACTCTTTTGATGCTTCTATTGCTACGTCCCAATGTTCGGGGTCCATCAAGACATGCAATTCGATATGCTTTTTCTTTTTTAAAAATATTTCAAATACCTTTTTAAAATGATCTATATTAGCATATCTTGGATGGAAGCTGGGGTACAGAACATCTATTAAATCTACAGCTTTAGACCAAAAATCTAAATTATTACCCAGATTTGTGTTCATTGCCACCAGGAAGTTGATGGATCTTAGAAATGACATCACATCTTCTACTCCTTTATAGAAACTAGGCTCTCCACCAGTGAGAGTGATCTTTCTTTGGGGCTTGGATTGAATGCAAGGGTTATCCTTGTTTAGGTTATCAAAAAAATTTATATATATTTCCGAAGCAATATGCGGAAACATGCCTTTGTGAAGAACAGGGGGGCAATAGTTGCATCTTTGATTGCATAGGTTATTAATTACAAAATTAATTGCAAAGATGTCATTGGTGATGCTTTTGATTACAGGCTGTTTAATATGGTTTTGCATGTTCACACCTCCAGCATAATGTATTGGATTTATTGTTACTCAATGAATTTACGATATGTTTATAAGTTTCAGAATTAACAACTTCTTCGTAGGAGCTTTCTATTAGATTGCCTATCTTATGCTCCAAACTCCAGTCCATGCAACAAAGATACACATCCCCATTTGGTAGTAAAACGTGTTGTTTTATTTTGTTTGTGGAGCATTTTATGGCCATATTTGCGGTGTTATCTATTTTTTCAAAGCTATCAACATTACCAGCTCTACTATTCCATCTGAAGTAATCAGGGGTTAGAAAAGAGATTTTTGCTCGAGTTTTTAATAATAAGGGTTGTATTGAAGGGTGTGGCTCTTTTCCAAAGAAAACTATTGCATCGCTATTCTCTAGACTTTGCAGGCATTTTTCAACATTATGAATATAGTTATCATCAATTACTAAATGCATTGAATTATCGTTAACCGGCAAATGCAAGATAATGTTATCATACTCTCGATTCAGAATTGTATTAATGTTATCCTGGGACGCTTTATAGAGGGTTGTAGATATTCTTATGTAATGCCCTCTGCTTCTGCAGAGCGCCACCATCTTGAAGCAATCTCTATGAAAGAAAGGTTCAGAGAACCCGGTAAAATGTATTCTTGTAGAGATTGGCAGTTTGGTTAAAACGTGACTAAAATTTTCTAGAGATAGTTTCTTTATATCAGAATTGTATTTGAATAGAAAAGAATCTTGTGGACAATAAGAGCATTTTATGCTGCACCCCGCTATAGTGGTTATCTCTAATGCATCCATATATAATATGATATATGCCCAATATTGTTTTACTAGCAATTAGTTACCGATCTGGTTCTAATTGTCTTAGATCAATATTGGACCAGAATAACGACATATCTGCTAAGGGTGAAATATTTAGGCCTTATTTTAAGTCAAACAATGTCAATCGTGACAGTCTTCTGGGTGAGATTGACACACGTCTGAATAGATTTAGACACAGGGAAGACAAAAATAAAGTTTTTTTATATACCAGTGTTGTTGATGAGATATTGAAGCTAGAGGAATATGACTTGATCCGTAGCATTTTACCCAATAAATCAATCTTTCTGTATCGGGAAAATCTCTTGGAACAATACTGTTCAGTCAAGGTGGGGAGCATGGCAGGTATCTATCAAGACACAGAGCAATCTAAACATGAAAAACAAAAAATAAGAATAGAGTTTAATCTTAATGAATATTTAAATTTTGCTGCCAGAATGAATCGCCATAGAGACTTCTTTGTTGCGTTTTATAAAAAATATAAAATAAACTACATTACTGTAGAATACAAGAGCATATTGAAGCGGATAGAGGAAATATTTAAATTTTTAGATTTAGACTACAAAGGCGAACTACCGACTACTATTAAATCTGAAAGTCGACCATTGCACGAAATTATAATTAATTTTAAAGATGTTCCTACTAATATGAATCATAAGCTAGTAGTTGATGACATTATTCCTGCTTAATGTTCTTCTGTCAATGGGGCAAACCTTGCAAATATCATTTTGCTTTCTGTTTGCTAGAATTTTAGCAAAGAAATCTTTTGATTTTTCTGAATTGAATATCTCACTAATAGTCTGCTTGTTTGCGTCACCTATTATTACTTGTCCTTGATAATCATGACAACACGGATTACATTCACCATTCCAATTTATAACAAATGAATTAGAAAAAATTGAGCAACTATTGGGTATTTCCTCGGTAACTTTTTGCTGTGTTTGTTTATTAATTTGTTCTGTTTCAGTATATTCTGCCATATTAAAATTAGGCAGCTTGTAATATATGTTATCGTACAACCCTGAGAATTTATTTTTAATATTGTTCAGATCTTGTGTATTGTAAGAAAATAAAACTGTTTGTATCTTTATTTTGGGTCGAGAAGGCATGCCACTATATTTGTTAAAATAGTATTTCATTCCCTCGTGTATCCTGTCTAGATCTACACCCTTTCTGTATGTTGCGTTTAATTCTTTGGTTGACCCATCAATACTAACAACACACTCATTCAGTCTGCTCTTGGCTAGTAAGTCTATATCTTCTTGTTTGTAGAAGACTAACCCGTTTGTGGATGTCCTGTGGTACACATTCTCTGGGATCATTTGATAGAGCTGGGACCACCTGGGGTGCAGAAAAGGCTCTCCATAATTGAAAGAGACTACTTGCATCTTGTGATTCAATTCTCTCACCTCATTCATTATTTTTTGAAATAATTCATTGGAAATGAATCCTTTTTTTCTATCCAAAGAATCAGAGCCTGTGGGACACAAAGGGCATTTGGCATTGCACGTGTTGGTAAGCTCTATCATTATGGAACTAAGATGTCTATTCATATATGGGATGAACAAATTTATGTTCTTTTAATTTTAGTTTTGCTTCTTTTTCATCTATAAATTCATCATAAAAATAACGAGCCCTTCCTTTCATATAAATTATAGAATAAAATTCAGCATGATCATGTAGCTCTATGTTGAGATCTTGACAAGCTATGCCCATGAGCAATTCCGTTGATAGCATGTATTCACCAGGTAGCCCTCTTGCTAGAAAACTGTTTATTCTGCTTGTTAGAAATTTATCGTCTTCAAAGTACTTTGCCGTTTTAAATGTCTGTATCACATTGGATCCAATTCCAAAGATTCCATTTTGTATGAATTTAGGCCGTATTAAATTTATGGGCACCGCACCATCGTAAATCTTTCTATCAAGAGTAGATTTGAATAGAGTTCCAAACACAGTATTCTTTAACTCATTATGCAGCTGTATAGTGCCTTGCACTCTTGAATCTGGGTCTGCCTTTATTACAACATCTGTGTTGAGATCTTCATACACATTGATTATGTTGCGAAAGAAAGCGCCCGGTGTTGCATTGGTATGGGATCTATCAAATAGATAATATCTAAGATTATTATCGTGGCAGTATTTTCTTATATCTGGATCATCATTTCCATCGCTCATAACAGATATGGGACTATTGGCATAATATTTTTGTATCTGTAGAGCACTCGTTTTTAGCAAATCAAAATCCTTATACACCGGTACTATGAAGCCTATATTCATATTTCTAATACTTTCTTAAATATATTATTATTGTGGTTTCTTGCATTATTTTGAAATGCTGTCAACTCTTCTGTTAGTATACTGTACTTATTTTCATTATTCAAGATATCTATAATGTTACAATCGGCAGAATCAATTTGCTTCAAGCTATTATATTCTAGAAATTTCTCATTGGCAATCAGAGGTATTTTATTGGCTATACTATGTGTGAGAGATTCTGATGTCTTGATACTAGTATAATCTACTTTGGAGCTATCGTAAGGTATGAGTAAGAACTTGAACCCTGCAATTTGTTTGTAAAAATCTGCATGGCTACATATGTCTATTGCTTCTGCATTGCTTGAATGTATTTGCTTGATAGTCTCCCTGGATCCTTCGCCTAGTAGCTTTATGCTGCAATTATTTTTTTGCATAAACGAACTTATATATTCTATAGATATTTTATTTTGAGAAAAATGAGAGGTTACTCCAATTATATTTTCCTTGCATGCATTTAAGTTTAGCGGTGTTTCTGTTTGAAAGAAGTAGTTTTCGCTAAATGGCTTTTCATATACTCCATTGGCTATATTTTTGGAGAGTGGAAAATACTTTTTAATTATGTTCTCACCATGGCTCAATGGTCTATGATGTACAAATATAAAATTAGTTGTTCCTCGAAAAACAGGATTAGTATAAAATTCAGGAATTCTATTGTTAGATTCAAGTGCAGTTATTACTATGGAAACATCAAAGTGTGGCACCTGTGTCAGGGGTAATTTGTACAAATTGCACAATTCTTTGAAGTCATATTTATCACCCGGGTTGTGATAGTAGAACATGGGCGATAATCCCAAACACTGTAAAGATTTGTATATTGATAGTGCTGTGGCATGGTGGTATTCTGTATTGACAATAATGCCTATTCTCATTTATATTTCTCGTATAAGTTTTTTAACGTAGATGTTATCTCATTTGGATCTTCTCCCGCTTTCGATAGCAAGGAAAATACAAATGAACTAAAACATTTTTTTGATTCAGAAGACATCCACGGTTTGCTATTGCCGTGAAAATGCAGTATGGCTATATCTTTCATTGTATCTTTTGTCACTTGGCTTGTTACTGTGTTGTATTTTTGAGGCAGAAAGGTCACAGTATCGCGAAAATACAGATTAAATGCAGACTGATCATTATACCATCTTCTTTTTTTGGCCAGATCTATCAAATTGTCTTTGTGTTTTCTGTGTATTGTTTCCTTGGATAAGACCATGAGCCCGCAATTAAAGAAATTCTTTTCAAGATAATTCAAATCCAGGAGCATGTCGGGGTATTTTCTGCAAGCTGCAAAATCACCAGAAAAAAGTAATAGATCTTTTATGTCTTGCAATACAAGCATGTCTGAATCTATCATGACGATTTTGTCGTAGTTAAGATGGGACAACTCAAACACATCAAATCTATAATACAGGTTGTAGTTGTATTCTTCTTGTATATCTTTGCATTGGGTGTAATCCTCTTTTTTAACATGAATTATTTTGATTTTATTATATATTTTGCATAATTCAGAGATGGATTCATCTGATAGGTGCCCATCGGAAAGAATTACATAATCCAGATCAAACCATGGGTTATTAATCAGTAAGCTTTTGAGTAGAGCTCTCATGCCAGGCATGAAGTCATCATTTAGAGCAGTAAAAAAAGCTGTCATATGCTATCTTTATAATGTAAAAATTGCTCAATATCACTCTTCAGCTGTTTGTATTCTTCTTTTATTTGTATAATCCCATTGTCTCGTTTTAGCATTAATAGGGGATCAAAGTGATTATTTTCATATATTTTGTATCTATCTATATAATTGCGTTTGTTTAGTTCTCCATGGTAATTGTGATAAACTTGGCCAGTTAAATAGCCTGTTTTAAGGTGTTTGCATTTATTAAAATACTCTTGAATGGTGTTGTAATGGTTTTGGGAGAAAGGATAGTATGCAAATTTTTCCTTAGCAAAACAGCTCTGAGGATAAGGCATCATTTTTTCTTGAATGAAACACCGGGCCATGATGGCATCACCAGTGCCTGCAATATTCATATCATACAATCCGCCAAGATGCTCAAATACACTTTTTTTCATGGCCCATGCAAACCCACAATGCCCATGTCGGTTGTTCACTTGTTTGGCATAAACAAACCCGGTAACAGGGTTCAAAGGTTTATTATCTTTATCCAAATGATAGCAAGAGTCAAACAACTGAAGCACATCAAAGCCTTGTTCAAATTTTTGCAATGCTTTTGAATACCAATCTGCATCAACAAAGCAGATATCATTATCTATCCAAAAAACATACTCTATATCATGAATATGTTTCTTGATGGCTAGATTTAACAAATTTTCTTTTAAAAAAATCTTATCTTCACTTTTGAATGTGCAATCAAAAGATATGCCATTTTCTTGTATGCCAGAGACAATTGAAACGGGGTGTTTGTTCTTGAAAGTTTCTATCGACTCCCTCCTGTTTTTATTATTGAAGAAGTTGAAGTAGCTTGTGAAAATCATTATCCTTGAGCTTCTGTCCAAGTAACTTTGCACAGAGCCTGGTTAATTGGAGAGGCTGACACAGGGCGAGCAAAAACTGTTAGAATATCAGGACCATCAGGGTATACTGTATTGCCGCCTAAGATTGAATTGCCTAGATTTCTTATGAGATTAATATTATAATCTGTGACTTGGTTTCTGCCTGAATCTTGTTCTCCTGCCAAAAAGCCACCAATAACTACACCAGCACTCACAGGGGTGTTTCTGACACTTGCACTTGTATGATCCACATATTGTGCCAAACTGCCATTGCCTGCATTGATCCAATTGCCAGATACAGGCCATAAGCTAGATTCACAATTGAGCCTTATGGTCGCATTTAATGCTTGACGGGTGACTATTTGCACGTCATTTAATACTAGAATGGAGCGATTGATGAGATTGCGCACTCCTACGAAGCTGCCTATGCCATAATCCACTGCTGGTGCCAAACGAACAGAAATGAGCGGAATGTCTCTATCCAGGGTGGGGGCTGCAGATGTTGCAGTGCCTGCAGTGAACAAATAAGATTTGTCAGGAGTGAATCCACCATCCATGATGACTGAGGTTCCCCAATGTGACAAGGTTGGTGAGCAGTTTTGATTGAATGAAAACACATTGTTGTATGGGTAGAATCGAGGAGTGGGTATGGTTGAAACACCAGCAGAGTTGGTTAGATTGCCCACATTTCTACGGTCTATTCTTAACACCTGTTCACCTGCAGAATTGGTTCTTAGCTTGCTGTAACGCATGTATTCATAGTCATACAATAGAGTGCCACTGTTGGGAAGCATGAAGGTGGCACTGGGTGAAACAGTTATGCACGATGTGGATGGCAGCATTGTCTGCACAGTAGTTATTTCTTTTTGTGTTGCAAAATCATATCCTTTGTAATACACTTTCTGGTTCTCAGGATCTGATACAATGTTGAAACTGGCTGTTGTGGCAAACCCACTTTCAGTCAATGGTTGTGTGGGTGGTGTAAAGTTACCAAAGGGATATTGTGCAAAGCCCACAGTTACACGTATGTCATCTATATAACAATCAGTAGCATTGCCATAATACTGACCTCCAAAGGCCATATAATTATTATTAGCAAAAGTATCAAAATTTGTAGTTGATACCACAGAAACACCATCAATAAACACTTCACATCGCCCGTTACGTCTCTGCCACGCAACATGATGCCATGTGCTAAGACTGAGAGAAGATGTGGAGGACATGAAAGTATTTGCGTAACTATAACCCCCAAGACCCATGATGACCCTGGTTGTGCTGTTGCTAGTTTTTACTGCCCACACCCCTGCCCCTGCAGGCATATCTGGACCACTATAATAATAAGATGGGGCGCCATCCAGGACGAAAATATTAGCGGCTATTGAATACGGTGACACCGCGGCTGGAGGAACAAACGAATTGAAATAAACAAATGTCTCCACTGTAAAATCACTGTTATAGCCGCCACCTAAATTATTATAAACATATAGATAATTACCATAATAATAGATGGGATCATTGTAATAACTATGGGAGCCAAATTTTACCCGAGCAGTACTAAACGGAAAATTACTACCGTATTGGTTTGAGTATACCCGGCCGTATGCACCAGTTGCAACAGAACTATTATTAGGTG